TTCAGGATGCGGCTGTCATAGATACCGCGACCCTGACCAGAGTACGAATTACCCAGAGCGGAGGTAAACGTAACCGTCCTCCCGAATACGTCCTGGGAGGGGAGGTAGACCAGGGTCGACATATTTATCGCCACGACAGGTGCTCCTCCATCAGCTTCGCCATCCTCTCCACCAGCTTATCGAAGAGTATCGGTCTAAGGATCGGCCTGCTACTGCCAGACCCCTTGCGGATGGCGCCACTAGTTCTCGACTTAAACCTCGTCTTATGTATTCCCGTCTTACTCTTGAGGTGTGCGATCCTCGACGTAGGCCAGATGCTCGTCTCTGCCGTCTTGCCGTTCAGTTCTGTATTTGGATAGCGGCGCCTCATGTCCTTGGTCTGCCACTCAGTCAGCTCCTCCGCCATCTCGACTGGGAAGTTAACGAGCTCGCTCGTCATCTTCTCCACTCTGGCGAGCGCCTTGCCGGTATCCAGGTGGACTTGAAACGGCACCGTTAAACCTCCAGCCTGACATAGTGGGACAGGAGGTCTCCGGCGGCCGTGGATCCAAACGGCCCCTGACCCTTCTGCTGACCTTGAACTATATCGAAATACATCACACGGCTGTCCTTGTGGCTGATGCTGCGTATGCCGCTGACGCCGAGCCTCTGCATGTATGCCTGGTTCTCCCTGATCGCCAGCGCAACCGCCTGCTTGAGGGCGGGGGGAGCCTCATCGGGCAGATTATAGCCACCCGCATACGTCACCTTGATCGGCTCTGTATTCGTCCCCAGTAGCTCGATCTTGCCTGACTTCCACTCGATCTCATACTCAGACGAGTCAATCACTCCTCCAGTGGGGCTCTCAACTATAATGGAGTAGGTGTCGTCAAGGGGATAGTGGCTGAGAAACAAGCGCTTCATTGCGTTGGTCTGATCATATTCAACGCAGCGCCATATCTCGTAAAGCTCCTCGTAGGCGAACGTCCTATTGCAGTACTCGGAGATCATATCGGAGTAGATGGTGATGTACTGGTTGTATAGCTCATCCTGAATGGTATCAGATACAGGAATACCGAACATAAGCTTGAGCTCATCGAGTGTAATGAGGTCATAGTTCGTCGCAGGAGTAATGATATTGACGACCCGATCCGCCACAGTCAGCTCTCCTTATTATACTGCTCGAACAGGCCTCGCAATTCTATTGCCGGCCCGTCGCTGAAGGCATCCATGATCGGAGTAACCGTATAGCCATCTCGATTGACCCGCCAAGCAGTGATGTGAGGCGCGCTCGCTCCGCGCTCTCCCCTCTCACCGGGGTCACCCTTTGGCCCCTGCCTTCCAGTCTTGCCGAGCGCAGACATAAGCTGCCAGTCATCTCCGGGGCAGGCCCCTGGGTTATCGACCCTCGAGATAAAGCTACAGCCATTAAAGGCAACGATGTCGAGAGCCATATAGGTCTCTCTCTCACTATACGTACCGCGGACAACTGGAGAGGAGGCGCTATGCCCTGCAGCCGCGATGAGGGCCCAGTCGTCGTGCGGAGGTTCACGGGCGGTATCTCTCCTGGCCTGGTAGCAAGAGCCCCGGTGGCTTACGACGTCTCCAGTATAATGGACGCCCCCTGAGACGTACCCCTTGACCTCCCTAAGCAGGCCCGGGGCGCCATCGCTACCGCGCTCTCCTGGCTCGCCCTTGATGCCTGGCTCGCCTGGCTCGCCCTTGATGCCTGGCTCGCCGCGCACTCCTGGCTCGCCCTGCAAGCCAAGTAGGCCTCGCTCTCCCTTCTCGCCTCGCTCTCCCTTCTCGCCGCTCTCGCCCTTCTCGCCTATAGCGCCAGGCTCGCCGCGCTCACCAACTATACCCGTTTCTCCTTTCTCTCCCCTTTCCCCTATAGGACCGGGCTCGCCCCTCTCACCGGCGATACCGGGCTCGCCCTTCTCGCCTATAGCGCCTGGCTCACCCTTCTCGCCTGCAATGCCAGGCTCGCCAGGCTCGCCCCTCTCGCCTGCGATGCCGGGCTCGCCACGCTCTCCCCTCTCTCCAAGGTCTCCCTTCTCGCCGCAATCACCGCTCTCTCCGGTATCTCCACGCTCGCCCTTCTCTCCAGGGTCTCCCTTCTCGCCACGCTCACCGTTATCACCCTTCTCTCCTGGCTCCCCCTTCTCGCCGTGCTCACCGGGGAGGCCGCGCTCACCGTTCTCGCCGCGCTCACCTGGGACACCCTTCTCACCTTGCTCACCTTGCTCACCTTGCTCACCTTGCTCACCTCGAGGGCCATCCTTCAACTCTGCAAGGCGAGAGTCGATCTGGCTCTTGAGCCCAATAACCTGAGCCTCGAGCCTAGCTATGATCGTCGCCGCCTGAGCCTCCATCAGCATGTACTGTCGGTCCCACTTCTCCTGGGCCCGATCCAGTACTTCTGCCAGAGCCATTCGCCATGAGTCGAGCAGCATGTCTTCGCTGTCGTCCGACATTCTCTGTGAGGCGAAGGAGGGTTCTGACTTCCCGTTGGATGTCGTCATGGTCCATTCCCTTTTCGGGAGGTGGTGGCGGTTTATCCGTCGGTGGCGGTTTATCCGTCGGAGGGGTGTCACCGAGTCCACCGGCGGGAGGGGGAGCAGACGGAGAGGGAGACGACGGAATTGCCGCAACGGCACTCAGAGGAACGACCTGCTGCTGAACGCGAGGCTCGTCGCCAAACTTTACGTCGGGCAAGCCCTCTCTATTGCGTGCCTCATTGGGAGAGTAGATGCCGCCCTGAACTCCTCGAGCCAATGCATCGATGCGATCCTTCAAGGCAGAGCGGAGCAGTGCTTCAGTATCAAACTCTACATACTCGTCGGGCTGGCCCTTGAGCTGGAAGAGATTGCCAATGGCTTCCTCAACGTGGTTGAGGCAGAACCCAAGCCCGCTGGCGATCCAGCTCTGCATGAGCAGTTCTGCCGAGCTATACGAAGCTCCTCCTATTCCAAGGATCTGGAGAGGCACGCGGAAGGCTAGGGCAATCTGCTCGTTGGATAACTTAAGGATGTCAGCGGTCGCTGCGTCCTTGCCTCCTACGGCCCACGGCATCACCTTCAGGCCCGCAGTAAGGATCGGCGTACCGCCCTGGTTGAGACCCTTGACTTGCTCGTTCCACCTGTCCCGCAACTGCTGGACGTTATCCTTATCGAGGACGAGATCGGTACTCAGAACCGCAGAGGGTCTGGCCTCATTTGCATAGAATGAATTTTGCTGCCTGGCGATTGCCTCAGCCATCGCGATGTTGGAGTAGGCCGCAACGATCGGGCTCTCTCCTACGAGAGGTCTCGGGTAGCGCCGCTGCTCGTGGAGCCTGATGTGGAGCACGTCGCGATGGGGAACGGTGACCATCGGCTCGCCAAACATCCTGGCGACGACGTCGTTTCCTCCGAGCCAATAGAAGATGTCCCCCGTAGTCGCAAGGCGGGGGTGGGATATCTCGGGGTGCATGAGGTGAAGTTCGTCAACCTCATAGCGGTCGTTTCTCAAGGCAAGCGCATACGCGTTGCCGTTCATGTAGAGTGACCTTACCAAGTTCAGTAGAAAGTCACTGATCGTCTGATACGAGTTAGGGTATCGCAAGATACGGGCGAGCGCTGAGTTCTTCACTCTGTCTCGCCCGCCCTTCTTGTTCAGTCGCCAGTGGTCTCCTGGGCACATCGCTACCGTCTGGGAATAGGCGGAGACGCAGGCCTCCACCATCGCCGAGCTCGTGGAGGCATACAGGGGGTTGTGCCCCTCCTGCCACCAATTTGTCGACGCTCCGTCGGGCAGCCACCCACCCGTAATTGGAAGGTAGTAGGGACCGGGGCGAACGGCGCCCTCGACCGCCTTCCAGATCGAGAGGATGGTCTTAGCGATGCCGGCCATGGGCCTGACCTTTTTTTAGCTCTCGCCAGCCCTCGTTTGACGAGTCGGATAGGTGCTTCCCTTACTACCGTGCCGCTCTGCCTCCATCGACTTATTGTGCGGCTCGGCGTGCTGCGGCGTCTCTGGATCACTCCCGTCCGCCTCATGCTCGAGGATGTGGCCGCCGGACGCAGTGATATCAAGCTCCTCCTGGGTCGGGGTCGGCTTGCCCTTGGTCTTCTGGGCGAACTCCGCCCTTGACCTATCGCTGATCTTCCTCTCCGCCTCGAGAGACTTCTTGGCGCTCTCTGTGGCGGGATTGTCTGCCGTCTTGGTCATCTAGACCTCCTTAGCGTGGGGGGGGGTTACCCCGTAGGGCCTGCCAGAGGCCCCGCTGGTGCGTTCTTGGCTGCCTGGGGCTATCCTAGGAGCCCCAGGCCAATGAGGCCCCTCTATGGCCTCCCTAGAGGCTTAGGAACTAAGTTCCCTAAGCCCCTCTACCAGGTGACGTTCTGGACCCAGGCGACCGTGCCGGCGCGGCGCTGCAGCCAGTTGAGCGGCAGGACCATGCGAAGCGCAAGCGAGTCGGTCTGGAAGAGCGAGCGCTGGGGTGCAGCCACAGTGCTCGGAGAGGCGACGAGCTCGAGAGGGGTCGTATCCTCCATGTGGAGGGTCGCCTGGTCACTCATCTCCATCCTTGGCGCATCCCCGCCGACCACTACGAAGTCGGCAGCGTCGACCAGGATCATGGTCTTCGAGGGGACATTCGCAGAGTCGATATATGGGATGGTAGCGAGCGTGCCTGCCTTGATCTCATCGCGGAACGGGAAGATGCCCGTGTTCGCTGCGGAGAGCAGACCGGCCCGCAGCATATCCGTCTGGTTCACCAGCCAGACCGGAGAGCGTACGTTGCCATATGTCGCCGTGGAGATCGCGCCGATCACACCGACAAGGTCTCCCACCAGGGCGGGGATGCCGCCGCCAGAGGTCGCCGGGATGGCCGCCACGCCGTTGAGCAGACCTGCCGGGCGGATGACCGTAGCCGGGTTCGCATCGATCAACACGCTGTCGATCGCCACGGTAGTATCCACCTGGATGGAGTCACGCAGGATGCCCTCGATCGCTGGGATCGAGTGCTCATCCATCTCCTTCGTCCAAGTGGTGATCACGGCCATCTTCTTCGGAGTGAGCGTCTGCGAGGTGAACGCTCCCTGCCTGACCGGGATCGCCATGCCCTCTCCAACGAAGCTGCCCGCCAGGCTCGGAGTACGAGAGCGCGTCGGGATAACGATGCGCCCGGCACTACCGAAGCTGAGCGGAAGGCCCCGCGTAG